AATTTTCTCCTTATATTAAAGTATAGTAACGTCAACAGATCCATCTGATGATGCGCTTAAAGATATTGTTTCTGCCTCAGTCAGGGCAAACGCAGAATCTGACTCAACACTAAAGACTATAAAGCCTTCTGCGTTTGGGTCCAAGAACTCCATAGTTGCAGTGGTGCTGGTTATAACCTCAGAACCAGTTTGTATAATTACTTTTCCTACATCTACAAAAACCAATGTTGAATTAATTGATTCTGGATGCAGAATTATTGCTGCTAGTACCTTCGCGTCTCCAAAGGTAGGATCTACGCCTATCTCTGCAGGCTCGACAACTCTAACGCCATCGTACCTGAAGTGTTGCTCGTTATAAGAAACAACTTCATCATAAATCATGGCTAACCTCTTTTATTAGTAGGTACCGCCGTCTATAACAAATCCTTCAAGACTTCCACCATTGCTATATAGGTCGCCAGATATACCAACACCACCAGTAACAACAAGTGTTCCAGTTGTATATGAGCTAGAGGCGGTGTTTGCTGTTAAAGTTGTTGCACCAGACGCCGTAAGGGTTGTAAAGGCTGCAGTGCTTGGATTTACTGAACCTATGCTTGAGTTTGTTATGGTCTTGTTACTTAGCGTTTCGGAATTAGTTAATGTAGCTAAAGTGCCAGTTGTTGGGAGCGTTACAGCTGTATTTCCTGTAACTGTAAGTTCTGTTGTATATGCTCCTAGAACTTCAAGATTGCCACCAATAGTTATGGTTGATGATCCATTGTTTACACCAGTACCACCATAGGTTGGAGATACTATTGATCCCTGCCAGGTACCAGAATTTATTGTTCCAACAGATGTTAAGCTAGAATTTACAACACCAGAACCAAGTGTTGTTGAACTTAAAACACTTGTTGTACCTATGTAATACGATTTACCTGATGCTAGATCAAGATGCTCTGATGATGTCCATGAATCTGTAGCATCTACCCAGTTAAATGTTTTATCGCTAGTACCTTTAAGGGTTATACCGCCACCATCTGCCGAAGCGTCAGAGGGTGATGATGTGGAACCTAATTCAATATTCTTATCATCGACTGTAATTGTTGTAGAATTAACAGTGGTTGTTGTTCCATTAACTGTTAGGTCACCAGTGACCGTTAAATCTCCACCTACCGACGCATCGCCTGTTGTTGATACGGTTGCAAAGTTAACTTCAGAAGTTGTTTCAACAGCTTGTCCAATTGCAACTGTGGGTGTTGCATTCTCTCCTGAATTATTAGACAGCGTAACACCTGTACCAGCAACAAGTGAGGCAACATAATCGCCAGTTGTTTGAGTTGCTAAATTAACATTCTTAATACTAACAGCACCGGTTGTTACTGTGAAGTCTGCAGTTGCGAAAGACGCAACACCTTTGTTTGTTGTTGTCGCATCTTCTGCCGATATTGTCACCGTATTATCAGAGACTATAACGTCTATGCCTTCGCCTTCTGAGAAGGTGAGGGTATCATTAAGTAAATCGACTGTGTCTGAATTTGTGTTGTCATCAGCAATACTTAAGGTAGTAGCTACGTCAGCTGTTCCAGCTGCGGTCAAACGACCCTGCTGATCAACCGTAAAAGTGGGGATTTGAGTTGAAGAACCATAGCTCCCAGCGGAAACAGTTGTATTATCCAGGTCGATAGTTATGGTATTGGTTGCACCAGCAGTTGTAGTTAGACCGGTGCCACCAGCTATTGTGAAAGTTTCTTCGTCATCTATTGTCTGGGGCGTACCACCATCGCCAGCTATGTCAAATGAATAGTTAGCGGCAATGATTGCGCCATCAACATAAGCTGTGGTTGCAACAGAAGTCGAATTATCTCCAGCCAATTGGGTTGCTGCAGTTGCTGATGAACCAAGAGCTACTGTACCTGTAAATGTTTTATTTCCCGATATTGTCTGAGTTGATGCAAGTGTTGTAAAGGCACCAGATCCACCAATAGCTGGTATTGTAGTTGCGTCGCCGCTACCGTCATCACCAAAACCATAATAAAGTATATTATCTGCCTCGTTAAAAGCCAACTCGGCATTTTTTAACGAAGACGGCGCTCCGGTACTACCAGAACTGGCTCTCCTCTTAATTCTAATTGTATTAGCCATTTAGAAATTTCCTCCATCAACTATATCTTTTTCGGGGTAGTTAGCCCATTGTGTACCAGTAAAACGCAAAACATCACCCGTAGTCACTGAACCAATAGTAACGTCTAAAAGCCCATTTAAAACTGACTTAGATAAAATATCAGCTTCTGCAGCTATCATCCTATCTTTAACTGTTAGATGCGAACCTGCCGGATTAGTTCCCAATACAGTCTGTATCGCCTCTATAGCATCATTGGCGTTAGCGTGCTGCTCATGATGGGGAACTGTGGGCGAATCCAGTCTATCAGTGCTATTTGGATTAACTAAAATATCTAAAGAGTTAGGATATTGAGTACTCATTTTTCTCCCTAAAGTGTAAATATTTTGCTTGAAAGATCACTCCACTGTATAGTAATGCTTACTTCTGAACTAGTACTTTGTACCGGTAATCCAGTTGCAGTATCTATATATGCCAGGAGTGGTGAAGTTGAATCATCCCCAGTATCTACATATATAATTATATAAGAAAAACCGCTTGTACCGTAATTTTCTACAGTTTCATTCTCGGCATCAAATGTTCCTAGGGTTACACTTTTTCCATCTAAAACCGTAGACCTTGCTGCTATATTTTCATTTCCTATATCAGCAACGAATTGATGAATATCCGCGTTTAACGTATAACTATTTTTTACAAAAAGTACTTTTACGTCATCGTTAACTAGATTAATCTCACCTTTTAATAAGGATTCTTTTGCTAACGAATAGAGAATATTGCTCATTATATACCAACCTCTGATGAAACTATTATTCTATATTTATAACTATCTTCAAAATAAGTTTTGCCTACAACATAAAAAACTGGAGTAGTGTCATTAGAGGGGAAATCTACATGAACCTCAGGTCTAGTACTATGCATGGAGACTTTCGAGCTAACATTTTCCCATCTTGTAGGAGCCTTTTGTATCTTTTTTCTTTGTGTTTTAAAGAATTTATTATTCAAAAAATTGGCTGCTGGTCTTTCATTAAATGATATTGTTACACGTCCATTGTTTTCGTCTGAAGGAACAAGAAAATCTCCGTGTTCAGGAAAAACATTTTCTATATAAAAATATGGATTTTTAGCTATAATTTGATAACCAGTTTCTATATCAGCTCTAACTGACTTATCTTCAATAAGAACTTCATTAATTGTCGTTCCTACAACATTCAGACTTGAGGGAGTTGCCGAACTAACTGGACTGGTAAATCTAATCTCTTCATCAGGAATGATAGAGTTTGCTGAATCTTTTAAATTAGTAACATTTATTGAGTATTCTTTTTCAGACTCAAGAACAACATTCCAGTTAAGAGTTAAAACTCTTGATACCTGATTGTAGTCAGTAATTACGTTTATATCTCTAAATGGAGAAGGTATTTTTTGTGAGTCTAAATAAACTTCAAAATTTTCATCTAAAAGAGAGTTGGTAGAAATGGTTCTACCAAATTTTATCTTAACATTATTAATTGTTACAATTGAATTGTCGATAAGATTAAGGGCCACGTTGTATACCTCATACTATAAAACTATATAAAATAGTAACTAAACAAAGGTCGTAATGAACTAAGGGGCGGCGGATTTCTCCACCGCCCCTTAGCCATAGGGTATTCGTAACTATAACAACCCTAAGGTTTTATCAGGAAGCCTCGTTGGTAACCTGAACCTCGTAGTTGCGGCTTAGGTTGACATTCTTAGCGACTGTGATACCCTCACCGTCACCCATCATTACGATGTCATACCGCTCCTTCATCTTAAGTGAGCGAATGTCACGAGTTGGATCATCAAACTGATCTGTGCTCATGTCATCCTTCACTAGAAGTGTACCGACCTCATTGCGATCAATGAGGAAGAGGTCTGACTTAGCAGGTGTTACACCGCTCTTAGCTGTGAAGCTAACGAATGGTGAAACAATTACATTCAGACCCATTGGAGCTGTAGTATTGAGTGCCCCTTCGGCTGACTGAGGACGATAACCCCAGCTGGTACCAACACCTGAAGCTGCGCCACCAGCATGGAAGATGGCGTCCTTCAAGAAGACAGACCACATCAAAGGATGTAAGATGAAGTCTGTTGGAACGTGGTTCTCAGCCATGAGAACAGCAGCCATGTCGATGATGTCATCCCAGGTAACTGTATCATTGGCAGCGCCGTTGATATCGAGACCTGTTGTGCTATCATAGTTTGAATCATCATTATCAAAGACAACTGTAGCAGCGTCCTTGAAACGACTTAGAGCAATCTGCTCCTTTAGGCGAGCCATGGCACGACCTGCGGCGCGGACATGTAGACCAACAATGTCCCAAAGAGAGTCAGCTACGACTTCTTCAGTGAAGGCGAGCTTAACGCCCTTCTTTGAGACCTTGCCCTCTACCTGCTTTGCGAAGGCGAGTGCTTGCTCTGGATACTCTTGACCCTCAGGGATCTCTGCGGCTTGGATTGCGTTGACTGCTGGGAACTCCAATGAACGCCCCTTACCAAGGCGAACTGTGGAAAGAAGCGGAGTCACAAGAAGTTGTGGCTCAGCGGCTTCCCGCAGAGTGCGAGAAAGAACCTTGGGGAAAAGTGCAGATGCATCTGGTGATGCAAATGCTTCCTTAATGGTTACTCTATTCTCTTCATCAATGTGTCCGTCCTCAGTCAGTGCAGCCTCCCAAGCTGGGAGACCCGAGAGGAGCTCTTGGATTGTCTTACTCATCTTAGGATTATTCCTCCTGTGCTATTATTTATCAGAGTGTTAAATTGACACGGAATGCGCCAATAACATTGTGTACATCCAGGTTTGAACGGATGCCAAGCTTACCACTGTAGCTACCGCTACGAGTAAGTTCGTATACCGTCTTTAGTGCACCTGGATCAGATGGAAGCTGCATGTAGCTGAGGAGGCCATCGTCAAAGTTTGTAGCAAACTTCTCTACTTCGATAACCTTACCAACTTGCAACCATGGGTAATCAGAAGCATCACTTGCTGACAATGCTACTGGACGACCCATGTGGTCAGCCCGAATTAGGCTGCCGACTGTTACGCCAGCATTAAGCCCATCAACCATCGGGTACTCTACATAGCCGTGAGTAATGAACCCAGCACCTTGTGAGGTACCTTTGTCAAATGGCCTGTAAAGATCATACTGAGCAGCGCCGATGGGGATTGAGCGAGCAGCTACTGCTACTGTGTCTGTGGAACCAGTGGTGCTGCTTGGTGTAGCACCATCGAGTGGATCCCAACCGCTCATTGTATCTCCCCAAGTAACGCTTGAGCCAGAACCATTAGCTGGAACGACTCGTGCATCACCGTTGCTGTCAGCAACTACCGAAAGAATAGTACCCTTTGTGACGACGATTTCAAAACGATCATCCTCACTGTCATAGTACCATGTTGGAAGACCCTGGTCAGGAAGCAAGTAAGCGCTGGGGGCAACACCCTCAGAAACAACGAACCGACCTGATCCGGTCTTGCTATGTACCTTACGGAATTTAGCTAAACTCATTTTCTTTCTCCTTATTTAATCAGAGTTTACGTCTGCCCATTAAAGTGTCTACTAACACTTGTTCAAAAGAATCATTTGGATCAGATTCCTCAACTTCATCCTGATCTACCGTTAAAACATTTGCTTCTGCTGACAGAGCAACGTCGTTGACCGTAAATTCATTTGAAACTAAGAATTCAGATAGTCTTTTACTCCCCTTAACGGGTAAAGTAGCTAGATCTCTAAGGGTATCAGCCAAGGAAGATGCTGTTCTTGGAGCGTGCTCCTTGAGCATTTCATCTCTATCGGCTTGATCTGAAAGACCTAGGGCTATCTTAGTATCCACGACTCTCTCAACAAGTGTCATGTGTAGGGCACTCTTGAGCTTTGAGTTTTCATCCTTTAGAGATGAAACTTCCTTTTCAAGAAGGGCAACTTGAGCCGTTAGTTGCTCAACATCCTGCTCATCACTACTTTCGCTTGTGGTGAGATCGCTGTCCTGAACAACTTCTTCTTGAACTTCATCAGAATCTTCTTCTGATGACTCTTGTGGCTCTTCAGCATTTTCGGAATCTACTGTTTGTACATCCGCCTCTTCTGAATCGTCATTTGAGTTCTCTTCTGCTGCTACTTGCTCTTTATCATCAGTAGCCTCAATTGCTTCCTCTTCTTTTGATTCCTCAACCTCTTCGCTGCCTTCAGCGTCCTCTTCAGGATCTTGCTGTTCTGCAGCCTCTTCGGTCTCAGCGGAAGCTGTTTCTGCGCTATCCTCTTCCTCTTTAGGTCCGGATGCGGCAATGTTTGAAAGATCTTCGCTTAGCCCAGTGGCAACAGCTAGGATGTCTTCATCTTTAGTAACATCATCCATTGTCGAAATCTCCTCAGATTTATCTATTTCAGAATCTTCATTAGATAGTAATGATTCCGTTTCACTTATATCACTTTCGCTCTCATGAAGAGCCAAAGCTGTTAGGAATGCACCCTTAGTATGTAAGTAAGTTGTTTTCGAATCTTTCTTTTTCATACTTTTTAGGATTGATTCATTTTCTTCAATAGATACGATATCTTCATTATCCATATGAAGAACAAAAGCTGAGCTCTTAGCTATCCAGTCATCTGATGCAGCAACTGGGGCATCGCCGTCAGCAACTTTTGTTGAACGAACACCGGATTTTTGATCAGCTGGTTGGTTAACAAAAGAGTATTCTTTAAAAGAGATATCTTGCATATCTATGTATGCCAACTTACCCTTATAGACTTTGCCTCTTTTAAACTTTGGTAATTTTGGTCTGCCACTATCTGTTTCCTGGGCAAGATCTTCACCGCTGATGCTGCAGACTGCTTTTCCAGCCCGACCACCCACCGAACCGGTTAAGTATCTTTTATCTAAAACCTTTTGCGCTGCAACTGGATCAGTAATAGCAACCTGTAAACGAACAAAAGATGACCCATCAGATTCTTTATCCATGCGGGCAGCCATCACCCTACCTATGGGCTCTGTGCTCAAATCGTGATTTAGAATTATTGGCTTAGGATATGGTTCAACCCATGACTGTAAAGCCTTTTCAAGTTCTTCAGCTGAGTAGTTATTGTAATTAGCTGTTAAACCCTCGTGTATAGCAGCGACCTCAATAATTAGGCCGTGCTTAGAGTTGAAGCTTTCTGAGAATTCTGATTCTAATTTAGAAAAGTCTGGAAGTTCAACTGTAAAGTTTTCTATGAAGTCAAATGACATATGAATATCCTTTACTGATAAGCCATTGTGTTATATAGTAAATTTATTTTTCTAACATTGAACAAATTTATATAAATTTATACCAATTGATATACTTGTTTCCTAGTATCACCGTTTTTTATAAAATGTTGATACATTAACTCAGACATTATGTGTGGAGCATATATATATGAGGCGCAAAATAGTTTAAACCCTTTTTCTTTACAGGTTTGAGACCAACCTACGTCTTCACCCTGTGTATGTATTGTGTAGTCAACATTTTTATATATAGGTTTAGACATCATTTTAGCCGCCATTATAACATCTGACTGAAAGTATGTCCCTATTGGATAATCGTTAAGGCGCATTGCTTTACCATCTACACCTTCAACCCAGGACATTACGCTAGGGTACTTATCTCCAACTGGAGTCATATACATAAGAGGATTAACAGCGTCTGCACCCTGCTTTATGTGTGCAATCAGTAACTCTAGAGTATTTGGATTCTCAATTAAAATATCTGAATCTAAACTAAAGTAATAATCCGGATCCTGCTCTCTAACGGTCTCTAATATTGAGTTCCTCAGACTGACCATATTGGCGTATTTGCTGATAGTCCACTGCCTTCCATTATCTACGTGCTGGAAGTGGGGCCTGTCATCTCTTTGCTTAATTGAAAAAAATGGAATTCTTTTCTCGTACTTTTTCCAAGTCTCTAGCTTAGTATTAGTTTCATCATCGTTTGGAGATGTCTCAAAAACAAAGCCTATATTAGATATATCTATAGATTGTTTATATATACATCTAATCCAATGATCTAATATCCAAGACCTTTTATAGATCGGGCACCCTATAACTAATTTCATATCAGTCTTCTATATCTGCTTTTTCCTCTTTTGGTGCAGTTTTTTGCGGTGCTTTTGCGGGTGCTTTAACCTCGTTTTTTACTGGTTCTTTTTCCGGTGATGGAGTGTCTTTGTTTTCTTCGGCGGAATTCTCAGAGGTCAAATACTCTATTATCGTAACCAATACCTCCATAGCAAAACGGGCCTGCCCATTATTTACGGCGTTGGTGAATGCCTTGACTGCGTCGTCAGTTCTCGCAAAAGATGATACTCTTTCATCTTCAATCTTAATATACACTACTGATTCTCACTTTCATCATTTACACTATACACAACAGTATACTCTTGTTCTAAAAGATTTTCAACCGCAGATAGTAGTGCTGCGTCTGTTCTTTTTATATCTGGAGAAGTTTTTCTACCTTGTTGATTTGCGGGTCTCATGGTATTTCCTGGACCTCTTCTTTTATTTGGTAGGTTCGACTGCCCCTTTGGAGCAGATGCCTGCTTATCTGAACTTGCTGACGTTTGCATTGCTTGCGCTGCTGACTGTATTTTTATTTGATTAGAAGCCTGAATAGCATGGAATAACTGCTCTTCATCAAACTCCATGTCTATACCAAGTTCATTTCTTGCCTCTGGCAGGGTTATTATTGAGTTTACAAACTTTTGTATAGTATGTGTTTCTTTTTTAACTTGAGTGTCAACATCAATTTCATTAAATTTGAAATAACACCTATCTGAAACCGAATCTTCGTATGGATTTGTTACCGGATCAAAACCACCCTCAAGAAGAATCTCATTGAATATAAATACTCTAACCATTTCAGAGAATATTTTTTGATACTGCTTTACCTTGTCATAAAGAGCTGTATCCAGTCTTTCGGTAACAGACCTGTTTCCGCCGTTCATCGACATCCCTAAGTGGTGAGGTGCAACCCCTAAACCTACTGCTACTCTTTCTTTAAAGTGCTCAAGATAGCTCGTAGCGTCTAGTGCTGCGTTATTGGCCCCAACAACATCAATATTGTGTCGATGAGGAATTATTAGACCACCCTCTGATCTCATATTTTCTATTTCGGCAGCTGCCCTCGTTATTTCTTCGGGTTCTGCGGGTTGTTCAGGGGTACCAATAGTATACTTGTATAGAGGAAATAGTTCTCTATGAACCAAATTCTGAATATCTTCCTCTATTTGCCTAAGAGCTATTACGTCATCTAGAACATTTGACAAGAAAGGAGTACCAAACGCTCTACCAGTTTTTTTGTCAAAGTGCATGTGTATCACTCTGTCGGATGACCAAACTGGATCCCTATCAGTTGGCGAATAGGTTAATGGATCAGTCTCTTGCTGATAAGCCTTTGGCCTATTATGCCTATCTCTAAGTATTCTAACCTGTTCTGTGGGAACGAGATAGTATCCAACAATAGTTTGGGTAGCATTAACTGGCTCTAATTTTGTTGGAAAATACTCAGAGATATCACCTCTGGCCTTCACAATAAACACGTTAGCAAACTTCATGAGCTGATCTGAAACCTCAATCAAAAAATCAAGAAATGGACGTTTCATTGCCATTTCCATATAATCAATTCTTTGATAGAGATACTGAACAGCTTCCGGATTTTCACCGACTATGTGCCAGCCCTCTTTCCAGAAGAGTTCTTTATACTTTGCTATAGCTTGCTTAACATAAGAGTCTGTGTCTACAGCCTGTATAATCCTATTAAAATCATAGGGTGCTGGCTCAAAGTTTGTACGACTATTATAGAGTAATGCCGTACCCTGGTAACCCAGGGCTAACGCAGACACCTTCATTATCTTATTTATAGATTTTATTTCGTCAGTATTCAATGCCTTTGCTACAACATTGTTTTTAGACAAATTATCTACTTGCCTGAAGGGCAAAAAATCCAAAATGGCCATATTATACTCCTGCTAAACCTATTAAAAATAGTAGCATGAATGTGTTTTTTTTATAAGGAAGCTATTATGACTCTGAGACGTTTTGCTCAAACGTATTTTTGTAGATTAAATTTTTAACTGCGTCTAGCCAAAAAACTGTTTCTGGCTCAGAAAAATCACTTCTGTATTGAAGATTTTTGTTAGAAATTTTAATTTCAATACTAAACTCTTTAGTCTCTTCCTCGTTTGTGTTATCCTCTATATCTGCCATTAACATACCTCACTTGAAATCGTCTTTTTGTACCTTATTTTTATCTTCTTGCTTGCTAGTCGTAGCCAAAGCCGACAACTCATCCACCTTTAAAAGTAGCTGCTTTATGGTTGCGTCTTTTATGACGGATTCTGTTGTAAGCTGAGCTATTTTTTCATTAAATGTCTGAACTAAAACATTAATATCTAAGTTGTCCATGGGACTCCTAACATTCAAATAAGATTCGATGAATAATATCACAAACCTTCTAGTTGTGCAACTCTGGATCTAAGATCCTGTATTTCTGCAACACAGAGCGCAATCATATCTGGCCACTTCCAACCACTCGGATTAAACTCATTATCATAGGTTGCCAGGTACCCGTTACCAACACCAGCGACCTCTTCTGCTATAAAGCCATGTTGCTTATCTAGCTCTCTGAACGATTTTTCTTCAGGTGTTTCGGGTACACCTTCTTTTGCTACGGCATTAAACTGAACCGGCCTAAGCGAGTCGATGACTGAACCTGAACCTTCTATATCAATAATATTTTCCTTAAGTTTCTCACTAGATCCGTAGGCGTGGAGTGTGCCAAATACGCTCTGCAATACGAATTTAAAACCACTTGAACTTGAGGTAACTGGTATATTAGCTATTACTCCACCAACTCCACTTGAAGCAATGCCAGCTACGGTTATTATGCCTGATACAGCTAGGGCTGCGCCCACGTTTACGCTATCAGTGTACCTGTATAATCCAGTGTCAGTATCACTAGAAAAAGTAAATGCTGGACTATTTAATGAACCATCTTCGTTTGATAGATATCTTTTACCACCATAATAACCATTAAGACTGAATATTCCATCAGCAGAAGCGCTTGCTTTAGACAGAGTTGCAAAAGTGCTATTCCATCCGTACCACTCATATTCTGGCTGATAAGAAGCTGAGCCAACGACATACTTTGCACCTCCTGTTTGGCTCAAACAGCTGATCTCTATGCCACTAATGGAAGATTGTATTTTTCCAAATTGAGATGTGTTTCCTTCAAACTTTATAGTTGCGTCATCTCCACTTCTATTATATAGGAGTATGTCATTTTCAGATAAAACCACACCACTTTCAGTGCTAGAAGTGTCCACACCATCAACCGTTCTAATAACAGCACCAACTATTTCTAGGTTTGATGACGCACCACTTGCAACTCCATTTATCACTAAGTTTGAACCATTCCACACAAATCTATCTTTTAAGGAAAATCTTCCTGACGCATCTAACCAGAATCCTGTATTTGCGTTATTGTAGCTTCCCGTTCCGGCGTAAATAGCTGTGGTTAAGGAAGAGGATGTTGATTTTAATGTTATCTTATTAGTTGCATCTCCGACCGTAACGGTTCCAGAAAAAGCTCCATCAACACCACTTAAAGTTCCAGTAAATGTTCCATCAACACCACTTAAGCTTCCGGAAAAAGTTCCATCTACTGCATCCAGTGTTCCTTTAATGTTAAGGGTTTCCTCGGAGGAGTCCCAGAATAGGTACTTTAACTCATCGCCAACTCTAAAGTCTCCGTTATTATTTTTATTCCAATAATTATAGTCGCCGTTTCCAACTGTAATGCTGCCTGCGTTTAAATCACCTCTAATGTATTGGGAGTCAAACTCAGCGGTTCCATCCCCTTTAATTTGCCAACCAACTGAACCGGCAACAAAGTTTGATGACTGTATTATGGAATTAGCTCCATTAAGGTTAATTGTGTGTGCACCTATTGTTCCTGCTGTTATCTTGCTTGCAGTTAATTGGACTATATATTCTTCATCTATAAGTGGTGTATCTTGATCCGTTTGAATCAATTCTGTCCAAGAACCAAGATTCCCACTAGTATCAACCGCCCTTACTCTACCCCAATAGCTTATAGCTATTTCATCAGTACTATTTTCAACTGCTATAGAAAATACGTTTCCAGCTTCTCTACCAGAGCTTATTAGTGTTCCCGTAGGATTGTTTAATTCATCTATATCACTA